CCGCCTCTCTTGACCTTGACGGGCGTGAATGGGAGGGCAAGTGGTTCCCCGAGATTAAGGCGTGGAATATCGTCTACGCTGGCGCACAGCCCTCCCCAGCCCCCACAGCTACCCCTCAGCCCGCACCCACGGCACAGCCCGCCACACCAGCAACCCCACAAGAGAGCAGTGACCTGCCATTCTAAGCTATGAGTAATATAACAGCTATACACGGGGATAGCGAGGGGGAAATTCGCAAGATTCCAAGCAAGAGTGTCGACATTATTTGTATGGATCCTCCCTACCTATACTTGGTAGGCCAACGTCTGGAGAGACCCTTTGACGAGCAGGAATTCTTCACCGAATGCAAGCGTGTGCTAACCAAGGATGGTATGATCATCATGTTTGGTCGTGGCGAGAGCTTCTACCGATGGAACACGATACTCGCCAACCTCGGGCTTAAATTCAAGGAGGAGATAGTCTGGAATAAGAGGTATGTCTCATCGCCTTTGATGAATATCTCCCGTGTTCACGAAACGATCTCAATCTTCGCAAAAGGAAAAGGCTCCATTCGAAAGGTCAAAATACCATACCTAGAGGCGAAGAAGCACGACTTAGATGCCATCGTTACGGACGTCAAGCGCTTGTGTGCGGTATTTGGTAATCCTAGGTCGATGGAGGCTGTGTTACGATTCTTTAAAGAATCGGTTGTTCGTTACGAAAATCAGAGAGATACCAGCACAACTGTGTCGTCGAATATCGGGAATATAAACAGATGCGTTGGATTTGCTTCTATGATTGAAAATGGCCTTAACGAAAAAACTATCATCAGCCTCGCTAGAGACCACTACGATACAATCCATCCGACGCAAAAGCCCGTACGCCTCCTAGAGCGCTTGTTAAACATCTGCCTGCCCAAGGGCAAGGATCATGTGCTTGTAGCAGATTTCTTTGCAGGCTCTTTCTCTTGCGCAGAGGCTTGCCACAACCTTGGGCTAGACTTCATCGGAGTAGAAATAGACGATGAGTACTACAGTGCTGGGATGGAAAGGATCAAGAAATTCCAAGACAGAGAAAAGGAGGTGCTTCCGCTCTTCAGCAACGATAAAACGAACCAAGGAAATAGATAAATGGACACAACGCAATATACCCTCGACATAGAGTGCGCACGCTTGCAGACTATCCCTGACTGGTACAAGTGGGGATGCTCAGACGCTCAAGCCTACAAGATGCTCGGCAACTGGTGGACGGTAGAAGTCATCAAACACATCTTATCATACATCATCAAATAGCAACGACTATGACATACAAACTTTACAACGTAGACACGCTCAACCGCTACGCCAAGGACTGCCACCAGCGGTCAGTGGCTAAAGGTTTTTGGGACGTGCCACACTCCGTCGGGCATTATCTGATGCTGGTCGTCTCGGAGCTTTCCGAGGCAGTGGAAGCCGACCGCTTAGGCAAGTGGGCGAAGCTCGATCACGACACGATAGACACGCTCCAGCGTATCGAGGGTGCGCCTTATGCTCAAGAGTTCCTCCGCCTTGTCAAGGACACTGTTGAAGACGAGATCGCTGACGCAGTGATACGCCTGCTCGACTTGCTGGGGTGCTTGCTAAAGGGGGTGGATTTGACGCAAGAGGAGCTAAATATGGTGCCTGCTGCATACGACAACGACACCCCTCCAAACATGCTGACCGATGCATTGTTTGTTGTCGTCAGCGGCTCTATCTATGGCATTAGCAAGTACAAGGAGTTTATATCGGTACTCTCTCCTATCAAGTCCCTCGAACAGCTCTGCGACCACCTCGGCATCGACCTTATGACGCACATCGACCTCAAGATCAAGTACAACGCCACCCGCCCAGCTCTGCACGGGAAGAAATACTAACAGATATGACACGGAACGACATAGCAAAGAGCCTCAAGCCCATAGAGTGGGCGTACAACCACGACAAAGGGGTGTACACGGCGATACTTGGAGTTGGAGGTAGAGGCGTAGAGCTTGTAATCGAACTCCTATATAACTCGCCGTCTGTAGCGAGATTAACAGCATATCGCAATAATGCGTACGCCCCCGAATGCATCCGCCTGCATCCTGCCCTCGACAGCGCAATGCAGGAGGCTCGCAACTTTCTCGTGAATGAGGTGTGTAGCCTCTTTGAACTCGACGAACAATGATGATCGGAACATCTACCGCCACCCTCTTAGTGGTCTACGTTGTCTCAGTCGTGTTGTGCGCGTTCTTCTATTTCCGCTGTGTGGCTTTAGAGTGTGAGGTGGACGTAGCCCAAGAGTCCAAGGACGCCCTGCGGGAGAGTATGAGCAATACCAACCGCTACCTCCAACAGCAACTCGAGCAGGTGAAGAAGGAGAAGCACGCACAACGCAAGAAGCTCGCGGCCGAGATACACGCCCTCCGCACCCAGCTCCACCAGATACGAAAGGAGCGCAATACGCAAAGCAATGGATAAGCTCACCACGGACTTCCTCTCGTTCTTCGTCCCCTACTTAATCGTAGTCTTGGGAGTTGCCGTTCCTCTCGCTACGAAAATGGCGAAGGATGTTATACTCCATTATCGAGACCGCTACCGAGAGAAAGAAGGGATGCTGATGGACGAGCTAAGAAAAGAGATAAGCGCACGAAGGGACGCAGAGCGGGAGGCAGAACTTCTACGCAAAACAAAGGCTGCGGAGATAGAACGGCTGACCAAGAAGGTAGCCACCCTCGAGGGGCAGCTGTCCGCCCTCCGTGCAAATTCATCTAAACACAACGACTATGAAGAGGCAATACCCACTAAAGAGAGGTCCTAAAGGATGCTCCCTTTGGTACTACAGGGGCTATGTTATAAAGGGCTTCCGTCACTGCCGAGGGCAAGGGTTCACCGAGAACCCAAATATGACACCCTATGATATATATAAGTCGCAAGAGGACTATGATAAGGGCAAAGTTGACGACATGGCTTCAGGTCTTAAACAAGCAATATGCATCGTCGACGAGAACATAGAGAAGGAGAAGGAACGAGCAAGGATAATAGACATCACGGTATAACACAACGAACTATGACACGCGAAGAAGTAAAAGCCCAGCTGGAGAAATGCCCGCTGGAGTGGAGCTGCACAGACCCGTTTGATAGGGATGGGGAGAAGGTGGTAGACCACTACGCTGAACTTATGGAGGTATCGGCAGATGCAGATGTATTCTACACAATTCGGGAGGTGTTTGACGATAATGGCATTCGGACACGTGCCGCGCTGTATCTAAGCACAATGGATGTGGTTCAGTATATGTATCTCCCGTATGAAATAGTACTTAGCCCACACAACGACACCAGCGTTGATGACATAAAGAGGCTTGCTGACAAAGACCGCATAAAGCGCGCATGCAGTCTGCTCCGCATTAAGGACTAACGACTATGACGAAAGAGCAATTAGAACGTGAGCTTCTACCGCTCAAATGGAGAGACACCAATCGATGTGGCGTGATAGTCACACGCACGGATATAGGCATCGACTTCTACATTCAGCACCTCGAAGGCGTAGGCTTCTTAGTCTACGGAATTGGGGAGTATCGAGACTTCGATGTTATCCCAATCAAGAAGGCCTCTATTGAGGAGGCGAAGGACTACGTGTGGAATGTGTACGTAGCAAGCGTACTTGAGATGTTCGACACGTCCGATCAACATCGGAAGCAATAGGTTAACGAAAACGCAAATAATCAACATATGGAAACGAACCAACATACCGCATTCAGCGAACAAGTCGGAGGAAGCCACTACAAGGCTATGCCATTCCAGCCAATAAAACTAATCTCCATGCTTGAGCTTGACTTCTTCCAAGGAAACGTAGTCAAGTATGTGAGCAGGTACAAGCTCAAGGACGGAGTGCGTGACCTCGAGAAGGCAAAGCACTACTGCCGTATGGCAATGGAGATGGAGAAGAGTTCACCCCGCCTATCAATGACGATATTACAGGCTGTATTTATCTCGGAAGGCTTCGTTGCCTCCAACGGGCTTTCTAAGTGGGTAGCCGATGTTATCGTCTATGTGTACAGGCGAAAGTGGAATGAAGCGGTTAAGGCTATCGATGCCTTATCTAAGGAGTACAACCAGAGCGAGCTTGAGGCTGCCAAGGAGAACGATGGCGGAGAACGCCTGGGCGATGATAAGCCGAAGATTGAGAGGGCGCAGCAATGGGATGTCAAGATTGTATATCTCAAAGCTCAACACAACACCCCCAAAGAGTAACTAACAACCAACTACACAGCCTATGCGAAAAGCTACCACCTCCAAGAAGCGGGGAGAGCCGAAGCCCGACCAGTACGACCTATTCGTATTCCTTTGCCGAAGCTGTCTCAAGGCGGAGTGCGTCCGTGAGCTTCGGTTTCACCCCGTGAGGAGGTGGCGCTTTGACTACGCCATCCCCTCTCATAAGATAGCCATCGAGGTAGAGGGTGGCGTATGGACGCAGGGACGGCATACTCGCCCCAAGGGCTTCTTAGGGGACATGGAGAAGTACAACACCGCCACCGCCCTGGGCTGGCGTGTTCTCCGTGTCACGCCCGAGACCCTCACCACTGGGGCTACACTCGACCTCATCAAGCAGACCATCAGAACAACTCAGCAGACAAGCGAATGAATACCACCGAGAAGCTCACATTGTCAGAAGCGGTCAAGATAGCATACTCCACCCTCCCCGACTACATGAATAAATACCTCGCCCGTGACCTCGTCATTACGGGGGTAATCCTGCACACTCACCCCGAGTGCATTGAGAAGCGAGAGCGACTTCCCCGCCACTTCGCCAAGGCTCTATCCCGAGCGTTGCAGATGAACCGAAGTCAGCTCTCACGCTCTATCCCTGCGCTCATCGTCCGCTACAATACCTGCCCCGAGGATAAGAGAGCGGTGACGGGTATCCTGGACAGCTTGAGAGATAGCCCCTGAGCCCCGGGGTGAGACTTTAAGGGTTTCACTCACACTCCACACTCAGTGAAATTTAACGCATCGACAAGAAACACTAAGCATACAATACTACTATATATAATAGGCTATTTTCGTGTGGTGAAATTATTTTCACTGAAAATTTGGTGGTGTGAAAAACTTGCCTTACCTTTGTAGTGTGAGAGAGCAAGAGATGCAATCCACACGTAACGTAAAAGACAAAAGACAATGTTCAAGAAAATCAATGGTCGTGGTTTCGACGTAATCGAGGTAAGAGGGTTTGAGTTCACCATGGGTGGGCAATGGCGTGAGAATATGAGATGCCTGAGCCTGGGTGAAGTATCAAGAGAAGAGGGTATCTCTATCATCAAAGAAGCCCTCGAGACATTTGTGAGAGAACTGCCAGGTCGTGGTGAATGGCGTATTGAGGCGTTCGACAACCAAGACGTGTGCTATGAAGCCTGGCTGAAAGAAGAGGGCGACAAGACCTACAACGTGAGTATAGATGGCGAGGTGGTTGCCACCGAAGACGCAACCCCTCTCAATGATCTAATCGTGAGCCTTATTGGCGAGGCAGAAGAAGAGTAAGAAATCGCCCGGGGTTGGCGGTGGTCAGCCCCGGACTATAAAAAGCACCGGTATAGACGTAACTTAAAACAAGACAAAAGACAATGGTTCTACCCTACGAAAAGTTTTATGAAGCGCACGCGCTCTGCGACATTCCTAACCTCGAAGTATTGATAGAAATACTAAATCGTCAAATTGATGTAAACCAATTCACGGCCGAACAAATAGCTGGCATAGCAAAAGCAATGGACTGTATATATAGATATGGCATCCCTGTGAAGACAAGGTATATATAGCCCAACCCCGCCACAAGATCGAACTAAAAAGCAAAAGACAATGGATACTAAGAAGCTCAGCTACCGCCAAGGCGAGTATGCACTACCCCCAGTAGAGGGGTATGCAGACAACTACTTACTCAGGGTTGACGACCTTGTAGAGTTCGTGGGTGGCGAAGATGGCGCAGAGGACCTCGCCCGCACGCTGTTAGAGCTCAGCTACAACGAGGCTATCAAGCGCTGCGAGAAGCAAGCTGAAACGGGCGACCTTCTCAGGGCAAACAGCTCTATCGAGATTGACACGAGAAACGAGAGCGGTTCGTATGGCTGGATAACGGTCAGCACCCGATACTTTTGGGCTGATAATATTGCTGATATCGAGGTGGTCGTATATGTCGACGACCTCATGAAGGACGAAGCCGACGAGGACGACGAAGAAATAGAAGACAACGTGAAGTACAATAATGTGCTTCGGGCTCTAAAAGCCGAGGGGTTCTACCGCAAGATGAACGATGGCGAGCGTGGCGAGTTTGAGTGCATCTACGACAAGTCGGTAGAGAACTATCGCAAGCTTCACCCCGAAGAGTTCGAGGGCGAAAACTAACATCACGAGGGGGCGGGTAACACCGCTCCCTTTCCCATTTCAAAGAAATTAGTAACATATTGGCTTTTAGGTATAAAGCCAATTTCATATCAACTAACTTTACATACACAAGATTAAGAGTATGAACTATTCAGATCGCATGAAAGCCTATATGGCTGAAAACGGCATTGACGATAAGGGCGTCGTCTACCTCACCATCGCACGTGAGCCACTCGAGCGCATCATCTCGGGCGACAAGACGGTAGAGTTCAGAGACTTCTCTGACTTCTACGTGAAGAAGCTTCTCGTCGTCTCTGATGGCGAGGTGGTAGGCGCAAAGCCGTTCACGCATATTCTGTTCCAGGCGGGCTACTCTACCACCGCCCCCCGTGCGCTGGTAGAAATAGCAGACATCAAGATTAAGCTACCCGAAGATACTGCACCCCAGTCAGCGGTCGGCAAGGCTATGTACGCAGAGGCTGAGGTTGAGGGGTTTGAGATAGACGACGCCTGGATAGGCATCGCTATTGGCACAGTATTACTCTCTGAGTAAAGTAGCGCCCAGTCAACATGTGTAATTCACCGTAAGTTTAATTTCTAACCAAAACCAAGCTATGGCAAAAAACAAGAAGCGAGCAGACTCGTACAACCTTGAGGTTGAAAGGTTGCATACGTCGCTGAGACCTAAGAGCTACACGGCATCTGAGGCTCACAGGGTGTTGCGACAGGACTACAACCAAAAGCAAGGGCGATATAAGACGCGCTCGGGTCGTCTCTATCCAAACGTAGGGGTGCCAAGCCGAATCAGGGCTTAGATCATGCGCCTCGCTATTGAGTGCATACGGCAGATAGCGTCCAAGTCGGACAAGGTGATACTATTCCACTCGGCAACGGGTAAGGATAGTATCGCCTTGCTCGATTTATGCTACCCATACTTCAAAGAGATCGTGTGCGTCTACATGTACATGGTAGAGGGCTTAGAGCACATAGATAAGTACATCATTTGGGCGAAGCAGAAGTACCCCAGGGCTCGCTTCGTCTCAGTCCCGCACTACGCCCTCACTCAGTACATCAAGGACGGGGCGTTCGGCTGTGAGCGAGACTCCAAGCAACGCATCAAGACGCTAAGCGACATCACCGAGGACGTGCGGGCTATGACGGGCATAGATTGGGCTATATACGGCTTCAAGCAAACCGACAGCCTCAATAGACGCATTATGCTACGCACCTACGAGCAGGGGATGATCAACGAAGCGACCCGCAAAGCCTATCCCCTCTCGCACTACACGAACAAGGACGTAGAGGCGTACATCAAGCACAAGAGGCTCATCCCCTCGCTCAAGTACGGCAAGGGGCAGAGCCAAGGCACGGACGTATCGAACATACCGTTCCTGCTGTTCTGCCGAGACAAGTACCCGCAAGACCTCGAGCGAGTGATAGCACGCTTCCCCGAAGTAGAGAAGATACTATTTGACTACCTTAACTACGACCCCAAGTATGACCAAGGAGATTAAGCAAGCCCCAGCCCGTGAGGTGATGCGCTCGGCTATACACTTCGCAACCTACAACCCCCGTAAGCTCTCAGAGGACGCACGCAAGCGACTCAAGGCAAACCTCAAGCGGATAGGATTAGCAGGGGGCATCGTATGGAACGAAGAGACGGGCAACCTCGTATCAGGGCATCAGCGCCTATCTATCCTTGACGAGATACAACGCTACGACCCCGAGACGAATGAAAACGACTACCCCATCAGAGTAGAGGTACTGCACCTCACGGACAAGGAAGAGAAGGAGCAGAACATCTTCATGAACTCTACCACCGCCCAGGGGGAGTTCGATAGCGACCTACTCGCAAAGATGCTCCCAGAGATAGACGTAGACCTCGCAGGTCTCGATAGCTCGGACATCAGCATTCTAATGGCTGAGACATCAGCATTTGACATCACAGACTACCACCAAGCCTCATCACAGGGCTTCACAAGCGTAGCAACGCCCCTCTCAGACGAAGAGCGACAAGCACGCAAGGAACACGTCAAAGAGGTAAGAGCGCAGACGGCAGGTAAGATGGAGGGCGAGTACTACGAGGGCGAAGCCTACGTAACGCTCTCCTTTCAGAGCTACGCCAATAAGCTCTACTTTATGGAAATGCTCCAGCACGCCCTACCCGACCAAGGTATCAACCCCTCGGACAAGTACCTCAAGGGCGAAGCAGTACACGAACTAATAGCAGGATAGTGATATGGCAAAGAAGGAAGAGAAGAAGGTGGTAACAGCCCCCAAAGATAACACTCGCCCACGCCCACAGGGTGGCGGGCGTAAGCGCCTTGACGTGCCCTCCCTTGATACCATCCGCCAGCTCGCAAAGACCACGTTCGGGAATAAGAGCAAGGTGGCTGAGGCGTTGGGGGTATCACGATACCGCCTCCTCATGTGGGAAAAGGAGAACCCCGAGATAGGTAAAATCTTCCAAGAGCAGTGGGAAAAGCGCCTTGACGTGTATCTTGACACGGCTCACCTCCTCGCAGTGGGGCAGATGGGCGAGGATGAGAATGGGAACAGAGTGTACATTGTACCCCCCGACTCCAATATGCTCCGCTTCATGATTGAGAAGTACGGCAAGCAAGCGGGCTTCGGGCAGGAGGTGTCCGTGAACGTCAGCGGTGAGATGAGCGTGGGCGTGCCTATCTCTAAGTGGATAGCAGATAACACCGAGTAGCTATGGCCGTAGAGAGGGAGAACAATACCCCCGTACACTCCGTCTACCACCCGCTCTACAAGAACAAGGATAAGTTCATTGTGCTTATCACGGGCGGTCGAGGCTCGGGGAAGAGCTTTGAGGTGGCTCGCTTCCTCGAGCGCCTCACGTTTGAGAAGAACCGCAAGATACTCTTCACACGCTACACGCTGGTATCAGCGAGTAAGTCTATCATCCCCGAAGTTGAGGATAAGATAGAGCGAGACGGCACGCAGGAGTACTTCAAGGTGACGAAAGACCGCATCATCAATAAGTACACGGGCAGTGAGCTTATGTTCATGGGTATCCTCGCCTCTTCGGGCAATCAGACCGCAAAGCTCAAGAGTATTCAGGGCGTGTCGGTGTTCGTGTGTGATGAGGCGGAGGAATGGCGCAGTGAAGAGGACTACGACAAGATGGTGCTCTCCATTCGTACTAAGGGGGTGCAGAATATGGTCATCGTCGTGATGAACCCAGCCAGCACCTCCCACTTCGTCTATCAGAAGTACATCAAGGACACGCACCGCATAGAGGTGATAGATGGGGTGCCCGTGCAGATAAGCACGCACCCCAACGTGCTACACATCCACACGACCTACCTTGACAACTTAGAATACCTCTCTCGGGAGTTCGTGAGCGAGATTGAGGATATCAAGGCGAATAACCCCGAGAAGTACCAACGTATCGTCATCGGGAAGTGGTCAGAGATGAACGAGGGGGCTATCTTCAAGAAATACTCCGTGGTGGACTCTATGCCCCACTTCGTACAGCGCTGCGGGCTGGGGCTGGACTTCGGCTATACCAACGACCCCACTGCTGGTATCTTCTGCGGTGTGTATGGCAATACGCTCTACCTTGACGAGATATGCTACAGCACCCATATGGGGATCGGTGACATCATCAAATCCCTACGACAGTACTCCAGCTTTGACATCACGGCAGACTCTGCCGACCCCCGTCTCATAGACGAGCTGAGGGCAGGTGGCTTGCGTGTCTCTCCCGTGGTCAAGGGTGCGGGCAGTGTCATTGCTGGTATCAACAAGATGCTGGAGATGGATATCTGCATCACCGCACGGAGCAAGAACCTGCAATACGAGCTGGACAACTACTGCTGGGCTAAGGATAAGGACGGGCAGTACACGAACGAGCCGATAGACGCTAACAACCACCTCATAGACGCCACACGCTACTACATACTACGCAACATCCTCGGCTGGTCAGGCACGCAGAGACGAAGCTACGAGGGCATATTTTAGACTATATGGAACAGACAGACAAGACGCTGGAGGCGAAGCTCTCCGCTATCCCTAAGGTGCGAGCCAAGTACAGAGAGGAGCGCATAGCCCAGCTCAGAGAGCAGTGGGAATACTCCCGCCACGAGGTGATGAGTGAGGCGCACCGCCCCGACGATAGGGTGATGGTCAAGGACGAAGAGGTAGACGTCCAAGGCAGGCGCACGGGTGCGGTGTACGAAACGAAGAAGGTCAACCGCATCTCCTCCCCGCTGGAGCAACTCATCGTAGAGATACACACCGCCTTTGCCGTGGGGCTACCCCCCGACCTGCAAGCCGTAGCCAAGACGAAGGAGCAGGAGTATATGCTTGACCTCATCCGTGAGACGGAGAAGAAGAACAAGATACGCTTCATCAACCAGCGTGCCGTGCGCTCCGTCCTCTCTGAGACTATCGTTGCCGAGTATTGGTGGGCGGTCAAAGACCCCGAGTTCTACGAGGACAAGGAGTACGCCCGTGGGGCAGACACACGCCTCCGCTGTGAGCTGTGGTCACCCTTCAATGGGGATAGGATCGTGCCTATCAAGGACACCTATGGCGACCTCGTCTCCTTCTACCGCTTCTACTCAGTCAAGGTGGACGACAAGGAGGTGGAGAAGCTGATGGAGATTGACGCTACCCACGTCTACACCTACGAGAACGTGAAGGGCAAGGGCTGGACGCTCATCTCGCAGGAACTCCACGGCTTTGACAAGATCCCCGTTATCTACATGGAGATGAAGCACGCCCTCTGTGACCGCATACAGAGTAAGCGTAAGCGCATAGAGGAGTTGGAGAGCAACTACGCAGACTGCATCAACGATAACTTCTTCCCCAAGGTGCTGGTCCGTGGCTCTGTGTCGGGCGTACAGAAATCGGGCAAGACGCAGACCATTCAGATGACGGGGAATGAGGCGGACGTGCGTTACCTCACGTGGGACCAGTCCACCAGCGCAGCGGAGGGCGAGCTTGCCCGCCTCGTGGATGACTGCTTCACGATGACGATGACGCCACGCATCAACCCCAAAGACCTCCAAGGGCTGGGGACTGCACTCTCGGGTGTCGCATTCAAGTATGTGTTTATGGGGGCGCACATTGCCGTCCGCAAGCACGAGGAGGTTATCGGTGAGTACCTCG